CGTGGGACACAGGTCTCCCGCGGTGGAGAGCGGCCGATGATCGTCCGTGAGTCGATTTATGCCGCGCTCTGGGCGCTTGGGGCCGGCGCGGAGAGCTTCGCCAGCGCAAACCGGCGGCTGCGACATTGGGCCGACGTGGCCCCGGCTGAGCAGCCCGCGCTGTTCATGAGCGAAAAGGGCGGGCGCGCTGTGACCAAGGCGCTTGGGGCGCCGATCGCTTGGACGCTCTACGCGGATTTCTATGTATACGTCCATTCGAGCGATCCCTACTTGGCGCCAGCAATGCTTCTAAATCCACTGCTGGACGCGCTCGAAGCAGCGCTCGCGCCGTCGCCGGCGACGGGCATTCAGAACCTCGGATTGCCCGCGATGGTGCAGCACGCTTACATCTCCGGCAAGGTCGAAACTGACGAAGGCGTGCTTGGCGATCAGGCGATCGCGATCGTCCCGGTCGAGATCTTGTGCGTCTGACCACGCCCCGCGAAGACGCCTCGTGACGGCAGTGAGAAGCACCTGAAATCGCCGTTTCTCTCGCCTCTGTAATGAACCCTGCTCGTAGGAGTATTCCGATGGCTGTGGAAGATTCTGAAGGAAGCACGCCGCTTCCGGAGGAGATCGAACAAAGCCCTATCGCGCTGAGAAGCGGGTCGCTTTCGATCGACCACCTGATCGAGCGTTGGTGGCAGGACCATTTCCCAGGCTCGGCGATCGCCCGCGATACCCAGGCCTGGAATGTCGCCCACGCCGCCAAGGAGATGCTTAAGCGGCTTTTGAAAGGGAGTATCTGACATGCAATTGAGCTTCGGCTCGGGTGCGGTTTGGGGCGAGCGCACCGATGTGACCGGTTCCGGGATTGGCCCGCGCCAGTTCGGCGTGCTCCAGGATATCCAGATTGATTTCGATTGGACCGATAAGCCGCTGTACGGCCAACTTCAGTTCCCGGTGGCAATAGCGCGGGGCCAGGGCAAGATCACCGGTAAGGCAAAGTTCGCCCAGATTCTCGGATTGCTGTACTCCGACATCTTTTTTGGCCTTACTCCGGCTACCGGCCAATTTGCGGTATCCCAGCTCGAGGCTGCCAGCATCCCGGCTGTGACGCCTTACACAGTGACTGTCGCCAACGCAACCAATTACAACGACGACCTTGGCGTCGTCTACGCCGCCAGCGGCAAGCGCTTCAATCGAGTGGCGACCCCTTCTGGAGCCGGTCAGTACTCCGTAAACTTTGCTACGGGCATCTATACTTTTTCGTCCGCCGATGCGAGTGCTGCCGTTTTGATCTCGTATACTTACAACCTCACGACGTCAGGCAGCAAGCTCACGATCACGAACCAAGTGATGGGAACGACGCCGACCTTCAAGGCGACTTTCTACACCAACTACGCCGGCAGCGGGACGGCCTTGCGTCTCAACGCCTGCATGGCCAACAAGTTGTCGCTGCCGACCAAAGTTGACGATTGGACAATCCAGGAGCTCGACTTCTCGGCCTTCGCCGATGCCTCGGGCACGATCGGCTATCTAAGTACGGTGGAGTGATGCTTCCCGGGGTGACGATCGCGATGGGTGGCCGGGATTGGTTGGTTCCGCCGCTCACTCTCGGCCAGCTCCGTCGGCTGATGCCCAAGGTGCGGCAATTGACCGAGATCGGCGCTTCAATGGGCGAGACGCAGATCAGCGTGCTCGTCGAAATTGTCACCGTGGCACTGCAACGCAATTACCCTGAGGCAACCGCAGACATGGTCGAGAATCTGCTCGATCTTGGCAATGCCAGTGCCGTGCTGAATTCGGTGCTTACCGGCTCAGGGTTGAAGCTGCGTGATGACCGGCTGGGGGAAGCATCGGCCCCCGGGACCAGCCCGGGGGCAGGCTTGACAACCGCGAGACCGTCGGACTTGGTCCGGGCGGCGCGGACGGCTGGGGACGTATCTATGGCCTTCTCGCCACCGCCTGCGGCTACAGCTACCCCGTAATCGACGAAATGACGCTCTTCGATTTCGAAGAGCTGACGGCATATTGGGCCGAGCATCCGCCGGTTCACATCTTGGTCGGGGCATATCTCGGCGCCGGCAAACATCAGCGCAAGCCGGTACCTTCTGCCGGTTCCCCTCCGGCCCGCGCGCCGAGCTCGGATCTCCAAACGATCCTAGCCGAGCTCGGCCCCGGATTTGGGGCGGGCGACGTTCATGCCGGACTACCCGGGGTGGTGCTCGATTTCTCTGAGCTCCGGCGGCGAGTGAGAAGTAGCGATTGAAGCTCGCAGAGCGCCACAAGGGGCGAGCGTTGAGCACCGTCGGGTGCCCAGGTCACTGAGGGACTATTATGGGCGACATTGAAACCAGCGTCGTTATCAGCGCCCAAACCGACGACCTCCAATCCGGAATGGAGGCTGCGTCAAATTCCGTTCAGGTGGCCACGGATGCAATGCGGGCCCAGTTCGCGGGGCTCGGAGCCGCCGCTCAGCAGGCGCAATCGCAGATCAACGTCGCCGCAGGGCAGGTCGGATCCAGCATCGGCGCGCTCCAGTCCAAGGCCGCAGGCCTCGCGGGGCAGGTAGGCAATAACCTAATGCCAAACAGTGGCGGCACGGACGGCCGCAATTCCAGTCAGGGAGCAGCGCGTTCGAACGCAACCGCCCCTGCTCGCGGCGGGGCCGGTTCCGCCAGCGTGTCGGCGTGGCGCGCGGAGCTGCAGGAACAGCTGGTAGCCGAGCAAAGCTTCTTCGGACAATCGAGGGACGAAGAGCTAGCATTTTGGCAGGATAAGCTGGCGCTCACCGAAGCCGGATCGAATGCCCGTTTGGCGGTCGAACGCAACATTTACGAGCTCGAAAAGCAGCTCGCCGTGCAAGCCGAACGCGATCAGCTCGACCAGGTCAACGCCGATCAGAAGGTCGCCGATGCGAAATTCGCCAACTACAAGGCGGCGATCGATAACGAGGCCGCGCTCGGCCAAATTTCAGCCACCGAGCAGGTCCGGCAGGAGCAAGATCTCCTCGACCTCAAATGGTCTTACGATCAGGCCTATTACGAGAAGAAGCTCGACGCGGCACAGAACGATGTCCAGACGCAGCAAAAGCTAATCGAGGAGCAGGAGCTTGCCTACGAGAAGTACGTCGGCGAGGTCCAAGCGCTTGATACCAAACTGGCCGAAGCGAACAAACAGGCGTGGGACGACCTCGTTGCGCCGATCGAGCGCGCGATCGATACGTCTGTTACCGGGATCATTCTGGGAACGACGACGGTGCAGAAGGCGCTCGCCAACCTGGCACAGTCGATCATCGCCGAGTTCATCAACTCAGCGGTGAAGGGTGTCTTTGGGCAAATTGGTAATCTCTTCGGCGCTAGTCTTCTTGGGGGCGGCGGAGATCAGGACTTCTCGGGGGGTCTTACCGGCGCCGGCGAGGAGGTGGTGGGCGGCGGCATCGCCGACAGCTTGGGACTCGGCAGCCTGTTCGGCTCTGGGGGTATCCTTGGCAGCCTCTTCAAGGGGATCGGCACTCTGTTCGGCTTTGAGCATGGAGGCATCGTGCCGAGCGCGCAGGGCGGGTGGGCAGTGCCGAGCCTCGGGCCGGGAGGCGTGCTCGCGCAGCTGCACAGTAATGAGATGGTGCTGCCTGCGAATATCTCTCAGGGTTTGCAGAACTTGATTGCCGCGCCTAACGGCGCCAGTGCAAGCGGCGGCGGTGCCCCCGTTGTCGTCAACTTTGGCGTCTCAGCGATGGATAGCCAGGACGTGGCGCGGTTTTTTCGCAGCAACGGGAGTGCGCTTGTCACAGCGATCAACAACGCCATGCGTAACGGATCGATGCTACGGACGAGCTGATGGGCGACATAGGAGTTTTCCCGTCACTGCCTGGTCTCGCCTGGAGCGTCACCAAAACACCGACCTTTCAGACCCGCATCCAGCGAGCGGTGTCCGGGCGGGAATTGAGAGCGCTCGATTATCCCTACCCGCTTTGGGAGTTTACGCTGGTCTTTGATCTATTGCGTGACAACCCGGCAGCCGGCTACGACGAGCTGCGAACCTTGATGGGATTCTTCCTGCTCTGCCAGGGCGCCTTCGGCACGTTCCTGTTTCGGGACCCGAGCGATGATCAGGTCACCGGGCAGCAGATCGGCGTCGGCAACGCCAGTGCGACCGTGTTCCAACTGCAGCGGGCGATGGGCGCAACGCTGCCCGGCGGCGGTTTTCTGGAACCAATCGTGGCGCCTAACGTCGTCGGTGCGGTTTACCTCGACGGCATTACCCAAAGCCCGGGAACTTATAGCGTAGATCCGAACACCGGATTGGTGACGTTCAGGACGACGCCGGGTAGCGGGCTGATAATCACCGCCGACTACAGCTATTACTTTCGATGTCGGTTTATCGACGACAGCTATGCTTTCGAGAATTTCATGTTTCAGCTGTGGCAGCTGAAAAAGCTTACGTTCATCTCGGTGCGGCCATGAAGCCTGCTTCGACCGCCCTGATTGCGCTGCTCAACAGCGGCGAACAATTCATTATGGCCGACCTTTACACCTTCACCCTGGTCGGCGGCGCGACGATCCTGCGTTATTCGGCAGCGCCGACGCCGATCGTCGCCAATGGGTACCTGTTCGCGGCCGGGCCAAAATTCGAACGCTCGAAAACCAAGATCGTGATCGGCACCCAGGTCGACGAGCTCGACATCAAGATCTACCCGGAGATGACCGACCTCGTCGGCTCGACGTCGTTCCTCGAGGCCGCGTGGCAAGGACAGTTTGACGGCGCACTGTTGCAGTTGGAACGCGCCTTTATGGGTGCTGACGGGGGCGGCTATGGCGACACCAGCGCCGGAACGGTAATCCTGTTCTCTGGGCGCATCTCCGACATCGATTGCAGCCGCACCGGGATTGACATGAAATGTCGGTCGCACCTCGAGCTTTTGAATATCCAGATGCCGCGGCGACTGTGGCAATCGAGCTGCTCGCATGTCTTCGGCGACCCGATGTGCCTGTTCAACCGGTCGAGCCTCGCCCTGACGTTCACCGCCGCCGCGGGGTCGACCACGACCGTCATCCAGGGCGCGCCGGTGACGAGCACGCCTTATGCGCAGGGGACCATCATCGGTGTCACGGGAGCAAATGCCGGCTATAGCCGCACGATCTCCGCATTCACGAGCGGCGCCACCGTCGGCTGCAAGCTGGCCTTTCTGGCCGCGGTTCAGCCGGGCGATCAGTTCCAAATCCTGCCTGGTTGCGATCGGACCCTGGGGACATGCACCACCGTTTTCAACAACGCGGTGCACTTTGGCGGAATGCCGTACATCCCGACCCCAGAGACGGCTGTCTAAGGTGGGGTGCGCAATGATCGATCAGCGCCGCGCAGCGGTTCTCGCCGAAGTCGAAACTTGGCTGGGGACTCCTTATCATCACCTCGGGAGGGTCAAGGGACGCGGCGTCGATTGTCTGACGTTGCTTGCGGAGGTCTATGAGGCGGTCGGGCTGATCCCGCACGTCGATCTGGAATTCTATCCTCCCGATTGGCACCTGCACCGTGGGGATGAGCTCTATCTGAATGGGCTGTCGCGCTACGCGCGCGAGATCGAGGGGCCGCCCCAGCCGGCTGACATTGCGCTCTTTCGATTTGGCCGGTGTTTTTCTCACGGGGCGATCGTCACCGAGTGGCCGCGGCTGATCCACGCTTGGCATAAAGCCGGCGTGCTGCGTTATGACGCCATACAACCGAATTTGGCGAAGCGGGCCGTTCGTTTCTTTGACGCGTTCAGGTGACGCATGGGCGGCATTCTCGGTTCCAGCGGCACCAACGCGAAGCAATCGCGCGCCGTTGGGTCGCTGCAATTCCAGAC